CTGAATATAGTGCAACTGCGTTCCAATACCTGGGATCGTTGAAATCCCAAGAACATTTTCCGCCACGCATTTGGTACACGAACACGGACCGTGTTCGCCTACGCATTTGGTACACGAATACGGAAAGCATACACAATCACCGGCGTGCCATTCACCACTCTCAAGAGCGTCAACCAAATAGCCCATGACACGCTCGACTTCTTCGTCAAGGTCTTTTAAGAATTGATCAGAAGTGATTTCCTTGTGGTGAATCAGACGTTCTTCGTCCGTCTCTCCGATAAAGCAAATGGCATCAAGCAGTTCTTCATTACGAACGATCATTCTCATATACGACTTATCACGGTCGTCTAGTTGAACAACTGTCCTTAGTGGATTCTGGTTCCAGATGACCTTCATACTTTCACCATGGCATTTACACCAACACCGGAAATCTCAGTCGTAACCCATTGACGAGTGTCACGATCAAAGAACAAACCTGTTCCGTCTGCCGGACCGGTAATACTGAAAAGGTTTAGAACACCGTTCTCTGTTGGGGAGAAATGAGTGATGACTGGAGATGTTTCTCCGCGCTTCCGATCAGTTAGAATCATTACGATAGTCCTTCTTGTGTTTTTGATAACCGGCTTGCGCACGCTGACGTTTGTCAACCTCAACAGTAGCCTTGTTGAACGTGCGCATATATTTTGCTACGATATTACGTTTCATGCTTCGATTACTCTCTTTAGTTCGACTCCGGCCTCATCCGACCAAGAAATCACAAAAATTGTGCCAAATCCTTCGTCGGTATCCTTTACCGTAGATGGAAGAGTTGCTACGGTGTAACCCAATTGTGTTAAAGCTGTCAGTGTCTTCGTTACATCGATGGTCCGTGCGGAAACGACGTTGCATCCGCCAAAACCTTTATCGGTTGCCGATTCTATCGCCGACCGAACATCGTTATTCAAGAATGACACGGTATTTTCATCACGAGTTTTAATGACGGCAGCGACTGTCTGTGCAGCACTTTGCAATTTGATCATATGATTTCTCCTCAGTCCAGGCCATTTTCTTGGCGAAATATTGCTTCTTCATAAAACGATGTAACTATTTTGTCCACGATAATCTCATGAGGCTTCATGCTTTCATGCATTATTAGACCGTCCAAACTCCTTAGGCGGCTCAAAGCTACATACGCTTGTCCATGAGCAAAGCATCTTCCTTCGGTATGCAAGATCGCAGAGTCTAGGCTCAAACCTTGGCTCTTGTGAATTGTGATAGCATATCCGAGTTTTATCGGATATTGGATGAATGTACCGACGACCTTCTTTGTCAGCTTGCCGTCGACTTTGACGTAGTCATATTCTTCCCACGTCTGCTTTTCGATTCTGATGAATTTCTTGACATGATCGAGTTCTATTTCGATGTGGTTGATGCTCAGACTCGTCACCATTCCGGTCTGACCGTTGAAATACGAACCACCTCGATCGTTAGCGCAGATCATGACCTTGCATCCGACCTTGAGAGAAATGTCTACCGGAACCGGGAAGTCTTTGAATCCAGGAGAAGCGATGCCGTGATACGTGAATTTCCGCGAGTTTATTTCGTCGAAGAAATAATTATTTATCACATCGGCCGATTTGTTAGTGGCACAGAGATATATCGGATCGTGATCACCGAAGTCCTTCTCTTTGAGCGCTTCATCGTTGAGGAAGTCGAGCGATTTCTTGAAGCCAACATTCTTCGTTCTGATCGAGTTCAGAGCGTTGACGAAAGTGGTATCGCTCTGACGCATAACCTGATCGAGTTGAATCATCTCGAAGTCCGCTTCTTTCCATGCTTGAGTATCAAAAGCGTACATACTCTTGAACTCTGAATAGAGAGCGTTAGCTTCTTCTGAGTTGTTCTTGACGATCGGAGACAACTGATAGAAATCTCCGACTGCGATGATCTGGATTCCACCGAAAGGTTTCAGAGTCTTTCTGATAACTCGCAGTTGCATGTCGATCGCAGCAAGAACATCAGCTCTGACCATCGATATTTCGTCGATGACGATCCGTGTTATGTCGTCTGTTCCTGTCAGAGCGAAGACGTCTTGTGTTCTCTCATTTACCCGACGGCGCTGACCTTTGGTCAAGAATCCGAACCCGAATCTGAAGGTACGGTGGATCGTAGCTCCAAGAATGTTCTGGGCCGCGATGCCCGTCGGGGCGAGTAGAACCAAACCGTTTTCCATCTCTTCAGAGATTTTCCGAATGAGGACCGACTTACCGACTCCGCCTGGACCGGTGATGAACACATTCGCCCCGGACTTTATCCGGTCGTATGCATATTGTTGCTTTTCGTTGAGTTTGATCACTGTTGCATCCTGGGGCAATTTTGGTTTCCGGTGTCATTATATCACGTCTGGCCGTGGTTGTACATAACTCGTTCAATTAAAATAATTTATCACAACCGGATTCCTGATACAAAATTAGTATTGTACAACAGGCTCGCATCGTGGTATAATGGATCTGGGTCCTGAGACGCCGAGGGCGGAGGTTGGTGGTGGTTGACAATAGGGGGTCTAGAATAAGGCTAGAAAGGAAAGCCTCACCGCGGAACGCGAGCCTGTAAATACCCGAAGATAGACATTCGCGGGAAATTACGATGGCAGAATTAAAATATCAAAACTATGTCACTGGTAGTCGTACATCATTTACGATTCCAGAATTGACAGACGTGTCAATGACCGTGACATCATGGCAGTTACCCGGCATCTCTACCGGCGCTCCGAGACAACCCACTCCGTTCGTAGACATCCTCCATCGAGGAGACAAACTCGTATACGAGTCTCTCCAGCTCGAGTTCATTGTCACAGAAAATCTCGAAAACTGGTTGGAAATACACAACTGGATGACGGGGTTCACCGCTCCACAATCTCCAAAGCAATGGAAAAACAAAAGACACGTTTATCTAGACGGGTTCATTACTCTATACACATCTCACAATAACAAGAGTATGGTCATAAAGTTCAATAGTCTGGTTCCGACTAACCTGTCTGCCATTCCTTTTGAAACGACCGATAACGAGACCCAATATATAAAAGCAACAGTGTCATTCGAATACGAAAGTTTTGAGATGATACCTGAAACTTAATTCGCACAGGTTACCATATTATGAAGTTAGTTGATATCGAAGCAGAATGGGTAAAAGATACAAACATAGACGAGAAGAACCTCGGTGCAGAAGCATTAAAGATTCCTAAACTTCACTCAAAATACTACAGTATTCTGTTGAATGAAAAGAGAATCATGCACGGGTTTATCTACAAGAAAGATGAACTAACGCTTACACTCGAAAACTACTTTTCGAAAACATTAACGTTAGAAGAGTTGAAAGAATTCGATCTGCCGCCTTATACTGATAAGCGGATATTGAAGCCGGACTTCCCGAAGTATATTCAGATGTTTCCGTCTATGGTCGAGTTGAATCTAAAGATAGCAACTCAAAGTGATAAGATCGAGTTCTTGAAAGATATATTGAAGACAATCCATGGCCGTTCATTTATAATCAAAGACACTATCGAATTTCAAAAATTCATAAATGGAAGCTATTGAAACTCAACAAACTCAATTAGATTACATTTTCATTAAATAACTTCAAATAAACAAGGAGTTATTCAATGGAATACTTTTACATATTGAAAAATAAAAATAATGGTAAGATGTATGCCGGGTCTAGATATTCAAAAACCTTGGTTATCGATCCAACCCAGTTGTTGAATAAAAATCATCCACATCCATATTTCACTTCATCTAAAACTATTAAAGAAGATGTCGATTCATACATTATAGTTAAGATCAAAGAGTTTCCGAGCGGTGGTGCGTGGGAATATGAAACGCGATTTCTTAAAAAAATTAATGCCAGAAAGAATCCACGGTGGATAAATCGACATAACAATGATGGTATTGTTAAAGAAGCATTCAATGGAAAGAAACATTCAGAAGAAACTAAAAAGAGAATTGGTGATTCGCAGCGCGGTCGTGTAAATTCCGAAGAATCAAAATTAAAACAATCACAGGCGATGAAAGGAAGAACCCCGTGGAATATCGGTATACCACATTCAGATGAAACTAAATCAAAAATGAAAGACGCTGCGGCCAAAAGAACGGCGCCGCCTTGGAATAAGGGCGTGAAATTGACCGCAGAAGAGTCAACGGCGAGATGTAAATTTCATTACGATGTACAAACACCGACTGGCGACATCATAAGAATCTTAAACATAAACAAATTTGCAAAAGATAATAATTTATCACGCTCGACATTCGGTAGAATGCGTTCTAGTAAAGGGTATGTTATTATTGCCAAACACCAGGCCGGGTCTTATTGACCCGGTTGTTTTATCTGTGCTAATCCACATTGCAAACAGAAGTGCGCGTCGATAATGTCATTAACCGGCGATGGTATTTTAGCGCTTGTTACTGGATCATCTATTAAACGATCTATCGGATGATCTAACTTCGAATAAGCTTCAAACATCGCAGTTTTATTAGAATTGCCTTTTCCTGTTGCAAATTTTTTAATTTCGCTGGGTTGTATAATACGCAGTTCTATGTTATTCTGCCACAATAACAACTTCAATATACCGGTGCATTCTCCGATATTGAACGTATTACCCGATGCTCCGTATGCATATCCTTCCTGGAATACAACATCTACATCGTTTTCTACTAAGATATTAACATACCGAGACGCTAGTTTGAAGTAACGCTCGGCATCACATGTATACGAATCATCCGGCTCCAACAGAATTATGTTAGAAGCCGAAGATGATTGTTTCTTCTTTTGTCTGATACCGAAGAACAATAACTCAGACGGATCAGAAGTATTGCCGATGACCATCCCTGGACTCGACATACTCCAATCTATTCCTGCGTAATTACTCATCGTTCTGAGACGTGTCTAGTTCCGATGCGCAGAATGGACAGAACTTAGGATCATCATTAGCTTCATGAATAACTAACCCGAATTCTGATTCGCACTCAGAGCAGATGAACGTTTGTTCTTCGTCATACATCTCAGTTGTATCCTTTTTCAAATGATTTTACCCACGCTTTAACGAGTTCAGATCTGACAATATCGTCAGAATCAGCTTCACATATAAAAGTGTGGCGTTGTAATGTTTCTGAATGTCTGACTGATCTTAAAACAAACGACAGTCCTGAATCTTCTCTTATATCTCGTTGCGCTAAGTCACCATTTAGAATCAACGAAGTATTCTCTCCGATACGGGTGACAATAGCCTTTATCTCTTCTACATTTATATTCTGCGCTTCGTCTACAATAACAAACGCGTTGTCGAAAGAACATCCACGGATTGTTTCAATCGGTTGAAGAATAATGTTTCCATTCTTCATTGCGCATTCAAAAACCTTCTCTCCCAACACTTCCTTCAATACAGCTACAACCGGCATAACCCAAACCATCATCTTTTCGATAAGAGAACCCGGAAACAATCCAAGAGTTCTACCTGTCGATACGTTAGGGCGTGTTATAACGATCTTGTCAATATTACCTTGAAGATATTGCATAGCAGCATGTGCAGCAATAACGTAAGTCTTCCCCGTTCCCGCCGGACCGAACACAACAACTTGAGTAAAGTTCTTCATTCCGTATATCAGTTCAGATTGAAACTGCGTTTTAGGATGAAGGCTAAACTTGAACCTTTCTTCGAAATCCAAACTCTCTTCGACTAGTTGCTTCTCACCTCGCAACTGTCTTAATGTTTTCTTTTCTATTCTTCTAATTTGTCTCGGAGACATAAAGTCTTCGATGTATCTAACAGGATCATTATCAGAGTTTGATGTTCTGCGCATTAGAGTTCCTTACTTTATTATAGAAAAGTCATTCATTCTTTAGTTTGTTTGACTCTGCCCTTAACCGATTTGCGATTTCGGTGTGGAAGTTGGATTTCGATTGTTCTCCTCGTGCTTGATAAAAATCTGCGATGGCGAGATGCAGGTTAGATGCAGTCGCGACTAACTTAAACATACCTGATCGCTCAGATTCTTTAGGTGTAGACGGATCTGGTCGAGCTGTTCTTACTCTAGTGAAATCCGTCGGATTACCTTTTATCGCGGATTCCATAGCTGCTAAATAGCTTTTAACTGACATGATATATTTCCGAGTTGTGTTCTAATAACCGTATTTACAAAGAGTCTTACTTAAATACCAAAACAAACTATATTCACTCGGCGGTCCGCGGTTATCAAAACATATGAGATTAAAATAAATGGCATCACTTTCATTGGCTGATGTTTCAAAGCGTCAGAACTCTTCGATTATAATGAATAGAATAGTCAAACACCTTCCATTTACATTGGTGACTGGCGGCATTTTGATTCCATCGGGGCGCATCAAAATAAATGGAATTGAAACTGATCTAACAAAAGTAAAGCCCGCAGATGCGTCTGCTGTCTCATTGTCTGCCGCAAAAAAGATAGAAATTGAAGGAAAGATAGGAACTTCGAGTTCTATGCAGTGGGTAACTCTTTCTAAAATTGAGAAAGATCCGGAATTGGCCGGAAGATCACCGGGTTCAAAGCAAGTTTCGAAATCTGACGCTGAACGACAAGAGCGCGGATTAGTTTCTTCGATAAATGAGTATGTACTTAAAGTTCCTAATCTGAAAATACACGGAATAGATGGAATTATATTAGGTGCAGAAAAACAAGAAGGGTTATCCTCACTCGGACAAGAACCTTATATCGACGTCGTTATTAAAACGACTAAAGGTGATATTGGTATTTCGTGTAAAGATGTAACTGCTCCTAGTTTAGCTGGCGGCGGCTTGAAAGGTTTGATTTCTATCGACAGACAATTGATCGACAGATTGCACGAAACTACGAAGCATGCATACGTCGCCGCGGGATTAGTCAATGGTGCAGAATATGATTCAAAACAAGTTCCAGATCTTTATATTGAAATCCCATCTAAAAATATCTTTAAGATTTTGGCTGGAACAAAAGCTATGGGTGGTCCTGTCGATATGATGTATATAGGTCCAATGGATGTAACGTCAAGTCTGTCTGGATCGACATTAAAATTCAACGGCAATTTCTTTAAAGTTATAGATTATTCTAAAAAATATACATTTTACTTTAGATTGCGCAAGCGTGATATAGTCGGTGGAAGAGTGACGATAGACCTAGATAAATTGAATTCATCTGGCTATCCAAATATATTGTCGCACAGAGTCGGTGGCAAAGCTAACGCGAGATGGGTAATTCAGAATTCAGTTCCGAATAATAACAAAGCAATCAAACTAATATAAACCGAGAATAACTTATGAACGTAACTATAACGTCACACAACGAATCGTTTGCGCATCTCGTATGCGACTACGGCATATTGCGCGAAATGTCAGATAGATTCTGCTTTAAGCCGGAAGGTTATCAGTTCATGGCGGCTTATAAAGCCGGAGTATGGAACGGAGAAATAAGATTAGTCAACGCGCAAACCGGGCAGTTCCCGAAAGGACTAGTGCCTGAAGTTATTGATGCGCTAGAATCATCCGACTATAGTGTTGCGTTAGATCCGTCCGGCTTTAAGCATTTCGCCGATAAGATAGAGATGGTCGATATCGAGTCTCTTCAATTAGGATTTGAACCATATCCTTATCAAATAGAAGCGGTCAAACGTGTTCTGGCTAAGAAGCGTCAGATTATTCTATCGCCGACGGGTTCCGGTAAGTCA